CTTCTGCACGCAGTGCGGGAGTGCTGGAATTGGCAGACAGGCAAGACTAAGGATCTTGTGGGTGTATGCTCGTGTGGGTTCAAGTCCCATCTCCCGCACCAGAAGGCGCGAATTTGAACACAGGAAGGCGTGCGCTCCACTTTTTCAAAAAGGTGGTGGCCGTCGTGGTAAAATTCTCAAAATAAAGGCGCATAGGCGCAGAAAGAGGCCCGGAGGGTAAGTTTATACCTTCCGGGCCTTTTCGTTCGTCCTGCGGGCACTCAGACGCTCACAGGGGTTATTCTGTTGTTATTCTTCCGCTGCTGGTGCTTCGGCTGCGATCTGCTGCACTGCTGTGGTGGCGATCGTGCTCGCTACACTTGCCGCCGTCGCTGCCGCTGTGGTAGTGGCTGCCTTTTCAACCTCTGGCACTTTAATGTCCCGGCATACCTGCTCGATCTTGGTGTCCAGCCATGCGTCGAAGTCGCCGTAGATTTCACCCAGAGCCTTTACTGTGGTGTCTCCGAGGATCTCCAGCACCTTGTCCCGCGCCTTCTGAAATGCTTCCAGCTGTTTTTCTTTTGTGAAACCGCCTTCCGCTTTCAGGGTGTCAACGAAGGTCTGAGCCGTGTATGTTACGGCCTGCTCCACGGCGTCTGTTGCCAGTTCGATATACTTCGAGGCTGTCTCGCTGTCCAGTTCTTCCTCGATCTGCTGAGTCTGGCGGCGCAGGAGTGCCACCAGATAGCCGCCGCCAGCCGTGATAAGCAGGCAGAGGATCGGTACAAAAGCGTCTGCGATCTGTTCTAACATTTCCATGTTCGAGTCCCTCCTTTGATATTAAAGCATGCTGTTGACAATTTTCTGAACGGCTGCGTAGTTATACCCGGCCGCTTCGAGGCGTTTCTTGCGATCCGCTCCGTTTCCCCACTTACCTGCGATCACCTCTTTGGCGATCTCTGTGTTGGATTTCTTGGGGGTATCGCCGGAAGCCGCGGTGCCGCCGCCGTTGGTTGTCACAAAGGCGTCGAAGCCTTTCGTTTTGAGCTTAGATACCTGAGCGTCAGCATTTGCCTTTTTGGAATACGCCCCGGTCTGCACCTTGTAAAGATTTCCGACTTTCTTTATGAGCACCTCGAAGCCAGCCGCTTTGAGTCTCGCTGCCTGAGCGTCGGCATTTGCTTTCTGTGAGTACGCGCCGCTCTGGACATAGTAAAGAACGGATCCGGAGCTGGAGCTGCCGCCAGTGGATCCGCCGCCGGATCCGGAGCTGCCTCCCGTCCCCAGCAGAGCGTTGATCCTGTCGGCAAGCTCGCCATAGCGGGAGTAGAGCCAGTCACCGGGGCAGCTCTTATTTGCAAACCACCGGTGCGCGGTCAGCACCATTTCGTTGCTTTTTGGCGTGTATGCGAGAGTTTTCTCTTTGCTACCCAGCCACAAAACCTTGTTTTTCCCGTTTCTCTTGCAGATGTCCGCGCAGAGCTCGATCAGCTTTTCGTAAACGGCCGAGTTCATAGCGTAAGGATCTGTTTTGTCGCTGGCGCACTCGATCGTTACGGCCCGCTGGTCGTTGGAGTTGCTGGAGCTGCACCAGCTCCGGTTACACTCGTCTACTACGAGGACGACGCGGCCGTCCTTGCCGATCCCGTAGTTACAACTCGCTTCGCGCCCCGCCGGGAAGCAGGAGCCGATCCCTTCCGCTGTGAGCTGCCCCACAACGCAGTGGGGCGTCAGTGTGTCAATGCTGTGTGTACGTTTCCCGCTATGGTTCGGGCTTTTTACGGTACAGTTTACCAATGGACTATTACTCATATTGTTGCCTCCTTCTGAGGGCGTGGAAGCTACGGCTTTCGCGTATTTGTCATAATACGTTTGCCCGTAGCTCGCCCGTTTGATTTTTACCGCTTCGGACTGATCGGCCGGTCTTTCAAAGTCGGTCAGCACCTTGTCGCTTGCAGCCCTCACGCTGGTAGCTGTTTTCAAAGCTGCCAAAACAGAGGGATAGCTTTCGCTCAGCTCTTTGTATAAAAAGCCGAGCTGTGCCTCCAGATCCCCGATCGAAACGCCGAGCGCCCTCACATAGTTGAGCAGCGCCTCCTTCCGGCTCCAGAACGTCCACTGTGCAACGCCGTAGCCTGCGGAGTCATGCACAAAGTTGGCATAGCTCCCTGAGTCTACGGCCGCGGTGTATGTGGCGTCCGTAAAGCCGAGCTTTTTCTCGTAAGAGTTCTGGAGGTTCTGCGGGTTGAGCCCGCTCTCGGCGAACAGTTCCCCCATAAGGCCCGCCACGCCGAAGTCGTTCGGGATCTTGCCTTTGAGGAAGTTCCACGCCTTTTCCTCGTTGTTTTTTCCTGTCAGTCCCATGAGTCCCTCCTTTTTTGTTAATAGGTTTCAAAGCTCGACGGCTCCGGCTTGACGCCGTTCAGGGCCATGAGCTTGATCTTGTTTTCTGCCTTTGCCTTGGTGTAATAGAAACCGGTCGCCGAGGCCATTTCCGCAAATACCGCCGGGATCAGATAAGCCAGCACGGAGGTGTCCATGGTGATCCAGATCATGCGGCAGGAAAAGACGGTGATCGCTATGGTGGCGATACTTACGCCCAGAAAAATGAGCTTTGAAAACTCAACCTTCTTTTTTGCTGCAGCGGCAGCTCGCATTTGCTGGATCTGCTCCCGGAGCTTTTTGTTTTCTTCGGCCAGTTGCCGGAGCTGTGGATCCGGAGCTGCCGGATCCACAACGGCGTCCGGCCTGGTGTATTCCTCGCACATGGTCGTCGCCTCCTATTCGTAAATGGAATTGATCCCCTGTTTAGCCAGAAAGTCCTTTTGTGCGTGTTTGACTTTCGAGGCATACTCCAGCGCCGCGTGCATGTCTCCGTTGCAGTGAGCGTCAGGGATCCGCTGCACCGCTTTGGCCGTGGCTTCGCCGAGCGCGATCGCGGCGTTTACGCCTTGGACGAGGTAAAACTCTTGTTGCTGCCGTAAGTTTTCGCGCCTCTCCATGTCCTCGCGCCGGGCTTCTTCCTCGGCCTCCCTCTTTTTGTCCTGTTTCTTGATGTTCCTCTCAATAAGCCAAAAGCAAAAGCCAGTTATGGCCGAGGGTATGCTCGCGGCTATGATTATTGCGGTTACGTCCATAGGTTCACCTCCTTTGCCTCTGCGGCCGGTTCTTTTCGTTTGAAAACTATATTTTTCTCGATCCACTTCTGGAGCCCGTAGGTGGAGCAGTGGCTCAGCATACCGAAGTAGCTCTGCATGGTGGCGTCCACCGCGTCGAAGTCGATCAGGCCCGCCTCGTATTCCTTGGCGATATACCGCATACGCGCCTTCATTTTCTTGACGCTCTGCTTTGTCGGCTTGCGGTAGCCGGGGAAGATCCGGCAGCCTACAAAGGTGATCCCGCGCTTTACGAGTCCGATCGTTGTCTTGCCGTTAAGTTCGAGGTGCAGCACATTGTTGAGGTAGTCCTCAATTTGCACCCGCCACCGGTTCAGAGTTTTGGCGTCCGGGTGCAGCAGCGCCATGTCGTCCATGTAACGCTCATAAAAGTGCGCTTTCAGTTCGTGCTTGATGTACTGATCCAGTTCATTAAGACAGACGTTCGCGAGCAGCTGGCTGGTAAGGTTTCCGATCGGCATACCCACCTCAAAGAGCCGCTCCGAAGGTGGCACCTCGTCGGCTGTCTTTCCCGGAGGAAGCCCGAAGGGCGTGTGGTCGCAGTTGATGATCGTCTCCATGAGCCAGAGAAAGCCGTCCTCGTTCGGGTATTTGCGCCGCAAAATACCGAGTAAAACCTTGTGGTCTACTCGGTAAAAATACTTTGAAATATCCAGCTTTAAGTAGTGCCAGCTCGGCCCCGGCTTGCGGTCAACGAGTGTCGCCCAGTATTGCAGCCGGTCGGCTGCTCTTGTGGTGCCTTTTCCCACCCGGCAGCCGTAACTATGGTAGATCATGCCATTGTCGAGCTCTTTGTTTACTTGCAGATATACAGCCCACTGCACGACACGATCCGGGAAGCTCAGCGCCATAATGAGGCGGCGCTTTGGCTCCGAAACATAAAACTCCCGGTATCGGCCCACCTTGTAAGTGTGCCAGATCAGGGAGTTTTGTATTTCAATTAGATTTTCCTCCAGCCTCGCAGAGAAGGCCAGCACGTCGCTGCGGTACCATTTCTCGCTCGCTGCTTCGTGGTATGCGTTCAGCAGATTTTCCCACGAGTATATACGTTCCAGAAGGGAAGGCTTTTCTGTTTCTTTGATAGCCGTCACTCCTTCCATGTTTTTATAAAAAGGCCCGCGTGTGACACTCCTTGAAACGGCCGTTTCCCTACGGCCGCCACGCCGCAGGGTCGCGGCCGCCCTTCACCCGCATAAAGCAGGAACGGCCAGCCTGCGCGGTTTGCCCGCCGCCCCCAGTAGTTCACCGGCGAGCTGCGCGAGCGTTCATCTTTGGCCTTGTCGGACGGGAAATGCGTCCCTTTTGCCTTTGTGCTCCTGCAAAGCCGTGGCTCGCAGGACATAAGCAAACAAGGCAAGAGCGGAGCGGAAGCCGATGTTCGTGTTGGAGTTGGAGCGGGAGTTGTTGCCGTTGAGGTAGAACACGCCTGCGTTCGTGCCGTTGTTCCAGTTGCCCCCGCGATACACGCAGCGCCCCCTTTTATCACGACACATTCCCCACGGGCGTGTTACTCGTTCGACTTTTTCCAGCCGCCCAACATACGCCCGATTTCGTTCAGCTCCTTGCTCCATACCTCATGGAGCCCCGGAGAGATCAGGCGATCCTCCGGCGAAACTGCCGTGTCTACGAGGGAGCGCAGCACGTCCAGCTTTGTGTCCATTTTGTTCTGGAGCTCCACCCGGCGTTGGCCTCTGGCCCGGTTCGCCTCAATGCAAAGCTCCAGCATGTCCATGAAAGCGGCGGTCATGTGCTTGCGGTACTCGAATTTTTCCGGCTTTCGCATGTTGTTGGTGCGCTCGCCCACCCGGATCATGGATCGGACGATACGCTGCCGGAGTTGTAGGTTGTCCATGTTGTTTCTCCTTACTGTGGTAAAGGGGCGGCTTTGGTGGGCCGCCCCTTAGCCAGATTTTCAGATTGCCAGATTACCCGATTTCCGGGATAAAAGCGGAGCGGAAGCCGATGCCCGTGCTGGAGTGGGAGCGGGAGTAGGCGCCGTCGAGGTAGAACACGCCCGCGTACGGGCCGTCGCCCCAGCGGCCCCCGCGAGCCACGCAGCGCTCGGCTACGCCGTTGTTCCACCAGAAGTAGTCGCCTTCGTAGTCAGCTTCCTGAGCGCCTTCGTCCGGGAGAAGGGCGAGGGAGCGGAGCAGGATCTTGGCGGCGTTTCCGACTGCTGCCGCTGCGGTAACTTTACCAAAGGCGCAGCTGCGGCTTGCGTCCTGAGAGCTTGCGACGGTCGTTGTCCACTGCCATGCACCGCTTACATAGTCCAGCTTCACGGTGCTGCCGGAGAGAGTCGCGGAGCTGTCACCCACTTCGCACTCAGGCTCTACGAGAGAGCCGTCGGCCGCATTGATAGCTTTCCAGCACACGCTGGTCGTGTTCTGCGGGTTGTCCGGATCCGCTGCGTCGTTGTTGGCGAGGATCTGGAGCTCGCCCCATACAAGGCGGATGCCGCCCTGCCACTCCCACACGTTACCGTTCAGATCCCAGATACCGCTCAGAGTTTTGTCGTGGCTCCATGTGAGCGGGCCGGTGCCAGTTGCCACTCTGGCCGTGGTGCCTTCCGGCTGATCGCTGTCCGGGCCGTAGAAGGTCGTCGGGATCGCCTTGTAGTTGCTCTCGCGGGCGTCCTTTCCGTAGTTGTTATTTCCGTAAGGCATGAAGCCGTTTTTCTTGCACCAGAGAGCGATCGCGGCCCACTCGGCGTTGGTGGAGAGGTGCCAGCCTGCGCCCTTTGCCTCGCAGCGGGAGCGGGCGGTGTCGAAGTTGATACTTGCGGTCGGATCCTCGCCCGGCAGGCTGTACGCTGCCGCGATACTGCCGTCAGTCAGCTGGGTGGTGTGTACGACATTCTGGTACTTGGAGTACCAAAAGCCGGGGATTTCCTGCCCGTTTACGATAAAAGCCGGGTGGGTGCTGTCGTTGCCACCGGTCAGCACGTCGCTGTTCTTAAATTTCGGGATATACACCATAACGGACGGCAGATCCGCGTCGTCCACAAAAATTTCATTGTTCGGGCACACGCTTTTGAGTGCCAGACTGGAAAGATCAAAGTTTGCCATTGTCATATCCTCCTTTTTTGCTTATTCAATGCTCCAGAGTACGAGAGTAACGTCGCCCATGTCGAGCGGGTTCTGCTCTCTCTGCACGGTGCTGTTCATGCCGTCACCGCTTCCTTCTGCCAGAGGCTCGGCCCCTTCCTCTGTCTGGATCGGTGTCTCGGTGTAGGTGGCCGCCGGGATCATTACCTGCGCCACATAACGCAGCCCCGACTCGGTGCCGATCGTAAGGTTTCCGGCTTTGTCTTTGCAAATATCCACGGTCACGTCCCAGTCTTTCTGGTACTTTGCCGCGTTAATCATCAGCTCATAGTCGCCGAAGATCAGGCAGGTGCCCGTCTGCTCGTAGGCAATTTTCGGGCCTGCGTTCTTTTCAATAACCTTTACATTGTTCTGATCTGCCATGGTTACATTCCTCCTTTAATTCTCAGTTTGATAGTGGCGTTTTTGGCGCTGCCGTCATACGCCACCTTGAAGCCGTTCAGCAGGCGGCTGAAAATCTTCACGTCTCCGACGTTTCCGTCATGC